CCTATATTGCAAAATCCTCCGCCACTTCTTGTTCAAAAGTGGCTTTAGAGGTACTGAACAAATTTCCGCTGATGTGCGACTTACGCATTTCAGCTCCCCAGCAAATCAAGGCTTACCGTCAGTCCACTCGTGAGGCTGCTATCCTTGGCTCATCTTCTGTTGACTCTTTGCCTTCCACAGGCCTTGTCAGCTCTGCTGGGTTCTCAACTAGATCTGCATTAGCTGATTCAAAGCGTTGGCTGGCTGTGGACTCCGGCATTACCAATTTATCTGAATTAGCCTTTAGCACCCACAAAATCAAGAACTCTCAACCCAATTGGGATGCCAAACACCAGTTATATTATTGGCCTTCCACTGAGGGCTCTGGTCCGTCTTTGGCCGCCAATTCGCCCATTGTTGGTGAGTCACTGTCTCTCATTGTTCATGATAGTGATGTTGCCAGAGTTTCTGTTGGCCGCCATTTAGGCTTTATCTCTTGTCCCTTTTTGGCAGTTACTGGCGGCAAGCGCACTCGGAGCGTTGTTGGGTTATATGATTGCCCATCCCGCCCGGGTGACTGTGGTTCTCTTGTTGTCTCCCATGACGGCGTCGTTGGTTTGCATTGTGGCACATTGATCCACAAGGGAGTGCGTGTTAACGCTTATTACCCATTTAATCTCCCTGGTTTGCCCACTCGAGATTTGGAGGTTGCCAGAGAACACTTTCCATTCCGACAGTCTGGTAAGCCTAGGCCTGCTGACGTTCGCGTCGTCAACAAGCAGAAGAACAAACAATCTGTTTCGTCTACGGTGCCTCGTCCTGTATCCGGACCCATCTTGGACCCGCCCGTCAAGGTGGCTGGCGCTTCCAAAGACGCTTCTATAGTCAATATGACGCCTGCCTCGTCGACCATAGCTTCAAGGGACGTTACTGCGGTTTCAGCTAATACTGCACGTTACATCGAGCTCCTCATGAACCCTTGGGCGGCTTCGCCCGTTCGGTTACCCGACCACGTCGTCACGCCCACATCATTGGCCCGTTTTGTCGCTAATCGCACTTACCAGCTTACCCCTACGTCTTCTACTTCATTTGGTACTAACCTTTTGTTTGCTATGACGAATAGGTTGTGCACTCCTGGTGATTCTTCTGTTGGTGGAGTTGCTGTTGAGTCAATTTCTGCCGGGTCTATTGGGTCTTCAGCGGCTGGCATTGCGACCTATAGCTACACTCCAGGTAGTATTATGGTCCCTCAGCAGTGGGGGTCTGGCGGTTTTACTGATCCTCATACTGCCATGGCCCCTATATCTCCTATTTCTTTAGCTGCAGGGCCATGGGCCGACGGTTTTGGTACCAGTATGCAGACCACCGTTGGTTTCATTTCTGCTTATCGGACCTTGGCTATGGCAATGCGTGTTCGTATCATTGGTCTTCCTACAGGCCAATTTATGACCCCTGGTGTTGTATATTTTGCCCAAGTTCGTATGAATCACACTGATTTGCCTGTTACCCAACAAGACTTTGTGCAGTTAGAACAACTAGGCCGCGCATCACACGTTTCAGCCGATGCTATTCGTGAGGCTGGGTCTAAGACTTTGTTTTACTCACCTGATGGGCCACAAAAGTTTTCCATGACTTCCAATTTCGTCGCACCGCCCGGCGTTTTTGGCCCGTCCGATGCTACTGGTTGGGTACCAGCCGTCCCTGGAGCAGGCGTTCGGTATTTTCCGGGGGCTGCTGGCGTTGTCCAGAAAGCCACTGACTTTACCCGCAATATTGTTCCTTATGTGTCTCAGTCGAACACAAATTCCACTTTATCCGCCCCTGATCCGCTTCGCATCGCCACTGTTGATGCCACGGATGCCGCTAACGCTGATTCCAGCTCCCTTCTTGTTATGGCCTACTTTGGCATTCAGGAGGGTGTGGTTCTTGAGGTTGATTACGCCCACATTGTTGAATATATTCCCAATAATTCTGCCCCTGCAGGTATTGAGGCCGTTGTCCAACTTCCAGATTCCGCTGCTATGGATAGCATTTTTGCTTCTGCAGCGGTTATGACGGAGGCTAGACCTGTCCTTATCCAACAGCCTGGAGATCTTACATTGGTTTCAGCTGTACGTGGGGGCCCTTCTCCTACGCGAGAGGCTATCGCTGCACGTAACCGCCTTACGTCTCAGGCGCTTCGTTCACGCGGTAGTGCCTATCGTGAAGGCTTTTGGGACTTTGACTGGCTTAAGAAGG